GCTTCAGGTGTTGATGCTCTTAGAAGAAACACTACTGGCTCATTTAACACAGCAACAGGATACACAGCTTTAGAGGATAACACCACAGCAGATAATAACACAGCTTATGGTGCTTATGCTTTAGGAGCAAACACTACAGGATCTCAAAGCGTAGCAGTTGGTTCAAATGCTTTAGAAAGCAATACAACTGGTCAAAATACTGCTGTTGGTTTTTATGCTGGTCGTTTAAACACAACTGGTGATAGTAATACTGCTGTTGGTCGTTATGCTTTAGCTAGTAATACAACAGAAAATTATAATACAGCAGTTGGTGCACTAGCTAAACAATCTGCTGGTGGTTCCAATATTGTTGCTGTTGGTTATGAATCTCAAAGATATGCTAGTGGTAATTTAAATGTTTCAATGGGTTATCAAGCATTACGAGTAAGTTCAGGCGTTGGTAATGTTGCTATTGGTAATCTAGCACTTACAGCAAACAGTACAGGTGGATATAATACAGCAGTTGGTAATGTAGCATTAGATACAAACACTACAGGTCAATATAATGTTGCTATTGGTTCAGGCGCTTTGCTTTCTAATACTACAGGAAGTGAAAATGTAGCAATAGGTCTGAACTCTTTGGTATTAAACACGACAGCTTCAAACAATACAGCAGTGGGTACATTTGCCTTAGATGCAAACACAACTGCTTCAAATAATACTGCTATTGGACATCGTGCCTTAACAGCAACCACAGGTGGTAGTAGCACAGCAGTTGGTAGAGATGCTCTAGCAGCACAGACGACAGGTTCTTTTAATGATGCATTTGGTAATGTAGCAGGTGATGCAATTACTACAGGAAATTCAAATGTTTGCATAGGGTCAGATGCAGGTGGTAGTCTTACTACTGGTAGTCAAAATACTTTTTGTGGTCATAGAGCAGGTAATTATTATCAAGCAGGTTTAACTGTAACTACAGGTTCTGCAAATACTTATATTGGAATGGTAACTAGTCCTAGTTCTACAAGCGTAAGTAATGAAATAGCTATTGGTTTTATAGCGGCAGGTAAAGGTTCACAAACCGCTATGATTGGTGGTACTAGTGGAGCTTATAATGGAGCTAACTCATCTACATGGTCAACAACTTCTGACAGAAGAATTAAAAAGAACATAATAGATAACAATACTGGTCTTGATGCTATTAAAGAAATACAAGTTAAAAACTTTGAATATAGAACTGAAGATGAAATTACAGATTTTGAAAATCCAACTTCAGCAGTTGTACATAAAGAAGGAGTACAACTTGGAGTTATAGCCCAAGAAATAGAAACAATTTTACCTGATATGGTTACTACACAATCAACAGGTGTAAAAGCTGTAAACCCTGATAATCTAACTTGGTACTTGGTAAACGCAGTAAAAGAACTTTCATCACAAGTAGATGAATTAAAAGCCGAAATACAAACTTTAAAAGGAGAATAATATGGCACAAACAGTAAGCGAAGTCTTAACAGCAGCAACAGATAGCGTAACTTTGATTAACGAAGTAAACGCTGGAACTTGGAATGTTGAAGGCATGGAACAATCAGAAATCAACGATATGGTACAAAGAAACGTAGACCACTTGGAAATCATTTTAGCGTACACAGAACCTGATGTAGCTGGTAGTTCAGAAGATAAAACATCTTATACAGATGCAATTTCTACTGGCAAAAGTTACATAGAAAATAATTCTTAGTATATAATTTAATTTTAAATAACTTATAGGAGAGTTAAATGAGTAAAGAAGAAAATAAGATGGAAAACCAAGAACCAGTAATAATTACATTTAATGGCACTGAATACAGAGCTGCTGATCTGAATGAAGAGCAAATGGCTTTAGCTGCTAAGTTAAATATTGCTGGTAAAAAACTAGCTAGACTTCAAGAATACTATGATGATTATGTCATTACAGATGAATATAAGAATCTATGTATTCAATCATTTGATAGAGCTATCAATGCTACAAATGAAGAGGTTGAGGTAGTAGAGGAAGAATAATGCCTAGAAAGACCGCCAATGATGTACATTCAGATTTAAGAGTTCATGAAAAAATGTGCGAAGAAAGATGGAAAACTATTTATAGAAAAACTGATGATCTACAAGCATCAATAAATAGCATGAGACTTTGGCTTCTAGGCGGTCTTACAACAATAGTTGCATCCTTAATTACCATCATAGTTAGAGGATTAATCTAACAAATAAAAACCTATGATAGATAAACTTATCAAACCTATCAGCGAAATTCTTGATAAATTCATTCCTGATGCTGATGTCAAACAAAAGATTGCACATGAACTTGCAACCATGTCTGAAAAACATATTCACGAAATTGCAAAAGCACAAATAGAAGTAAACAAAGAAGAAGCTAAAGGTAATTGGTTTCAATCATCTTGGAGACCAGCAACAGCTTGGGTATGTGTAGCAGGATTTGCAGTCAATTTTTTAATTAGTCCTTTATTAGCACCTTTTGGAATTGATGTACCTCAAGCTGATACATCAACTATGCTACCTGTATTAATGGGTATGCTTGGTTTAGGTGGTATGAGAAGTTATGAGAAAACTAAAGGATTAACAAAATAATATGCTAGACAATGTAAAACAAATGTTACTCAAACATGAAGGTATGAGGACATTTGCCTATAAATGTTCTGAGGATAAGCTCACAATTGGAATTGGTAGAAACTTAGAAGCTAATGGTATATCAGAAGATGAAGCTCTATATCTTTTAGAGAATGATATCAAAAGAGTAACAGCCAATTTAGATAAGATGTGGGAAGTATGGAGACAGTTTCCTGAGAAAGCACAACTTGTATGTGTAGATATGACCTTTCAAATGGGTATAACAGGTTTTATGAATTTTAGACAAACAAGAGCATTGATGGAGATGGGTTGTTGGTTAGAAGCAAGTGAAGAGGTATTAAGAAGCAAATATGCAACCCAAACCCCAAATAGAGCAGCTTATAACTCAAGGCAATTAGCCTTATGTCAAAATGCCAAGAAAGACATCAGACCAACATCAAAATAATTCAAGACTAGGTGCTTTGGGTGAATCCCTAGTACAAACATTTCTTCTTGAATATGCAGACTTTTGCTTTCCCACCCAAGAAAAACATCCAGCAGATTTAATGGTTGAATTTGGTTCAGCCAAATATACAGTGCAAGTAAAAAGCAGACGAGCAACTAAAGAAAAGAAGTTTGTCTTTGCTTCTGAGAACTCAAGATCACAATCTGAAACTTATAGACAATATACTTGCGATATTCTAGCCTTTGTATTCTTTGATGATGAGCAAAAGAGAATCATGTTTAAACCTAATACATCATCACAAAATTATTATACCTTTGACAAAAAGGCCATCACTGAAACTATGGAGCTAGATTCACTGCAAGAAACTCTTGCTACTCTAAGCTCAGTTCCTGTTCTAAATCCTATAATTTAATCCTTGCGTTTTATATAAATATAATTTAATATATTTATATTAATTAAATAAAGGAGTTAATTATGATAGAAAAAATACAAGTATTAGTCCTGTTAGCTGTTATGGCATATATATGTTATGGAGTTGCATTAATTATCAAAGACAGGAATAACAAATGAGAGAAATAAAATTAAACGAAGTTGGTAAAGTAAAACCACTGATCTTAGCAAAAAGGCAAATAAGAGGTTACTACAGAGATGTCTTTACTGGAGAGAATAAAGTCCAAGTAGATGAAAGAGAATATATAGTCAGAGACTCATTGACTGAGATAGCTTATCTAATGGGAGCTAATACATGAAGATTGAATCATTAAAGAACTTTGAATCAGAACAAAAAGGACAAGCACTTATCTACAAAGATATACCCAATGAAGATTATCATGCTGGCGTAGGTATAAGCAGTAGTTATATTAGAAGATTTGGAGAATCACAACTTCATGCAATAGAACATAAACAAGAAAGTACACCAACATTAAAGTTTGGGACAGCAGCTCACGCCCTAATTGTAGAGGGTAGAGAAGCCTTTGATAAAGAGGTTAGAGTCATGGAAGGCTCTCCTTACACTAAAGCCTACAAAGAAGAAAAGGCAGAACATGAGGAGCAAGGATTTATAGTTCTTAAAGAAGCTGATCTTGAGGTTATAGAAGGCATGAAGGCAAATATGGTTTACGAGGGTAATGCTTATTTAAATGCTAAAGGCAAATTAGCAGAAGCAAGTGTTTACTGGTATGAAGATGACATTCTTTGTAAGTGTAGACCTGACATGATATGTCCACCTTTAGACCAACCAAACGCAGACAATAAGATGGTTGTAGTAGATTATAAAACTACTATATCTTGCGAGCCTTACGCATTTAATAAGTCGGTCAAGAAGTATGGTTATGACATGCAAGCAGCTTGGTATAGAAGAGGAATACAAATGGCTGGTTATGATGTAGATGAATTTGTATTCATAGCCCAAGAGAAAGTACATCCTTATGCTTCTAAGGTATTTAGAATTACTAAAGAGCAAATGGATTATGGTTGGACAATGATGGACAGATATCTTAATGATTATAAAGAATATCAAAAAGGTAAACCTTTAAGTATTTACAATAGTCCTAATGTTGTGGATTTAGTTTTATAAGAAAGGGCAAATAGATATATGAGAGTATTAAGTATTTGGAGAGTTTATCCTTTGCCCTTGAACCTAGTATACAGTTTTTGGAGAAGTAGGTAATAAAGTTCTAGCTTTATTATCAAATAAATATTAATATAAAAAAGGAGAGTCAGAATGGAAGAAAAAACAAAAAAAGCACTTTGGATATCGGAAGATTTACATAAAGAGATCAAGATATTTGCAATCAAAAATAACATGAATATTGAGACTGCATCTCAGATGGTCTTGAAGCTAGGCATGTGTTCTTACAAAGCGGAGAAAAAGAATGGGTCAAAATAGTAAAGCAGTATCAAAGCGTAGAGAAGAACTAGAACTAGAGAAGCTAGATTATCAAATCAAGTATTACTATT